CTGTCGGTGTGGCCATGGGTGGCCCATATTGCTGGTAGAGGCGCTCAGCAAGCGGCGCATCTACGCCGTAAGCTCCCGCGGGGTTGGCAGGCCGCTCATACGCAAGCTCGCCCAACGTGGCTTGGCTGGCGGTCTTGGCGCCGAACAGGATGCTGCCCGCGCGTTTTTCGGTGTTGCGCAGCTCCCAATCGGCAAAAGCTAGTTGTTCTGCAAGGTCGGATTTCGACATATCGTGACCGAACAATTTGGCGAATTGCTCCTGTCGTTCGGGAGACCAACTGCCGATCCCTCGGTGCATAAGCCCGTCGCTGTCGATATTGTGAGAATTCGGATCGAGCCCAGACTCGCGCGAGAACCCGGCCGTCATCGCGGCCGCGGCGGCCGGGGAATATCCGATGGCCGTCAACATGCCGAACGTTTCCTTTTGGCGCGCGGCCAAATCCGCCGGGATCGAACCGGACGAAGGCGGCGCCTGCGGACCAAGGCCGGGCAATGCGCTGCTGTGGCGATTTGGGAATAGTCCGTCGAGTTTTTGGCTTTCGCCGCCGTTTGCTGTCGAAGGCGCCATACCCGCGATAAACGCACCGAGCGGCCCCATAAACCGAAGAAAACCCGGAAGCCACGCGCCAGACAAAAAACGCCAAAGAAGAGAACTGCCCAGAATGCCGTCAGCAACAGACACCATCGTTCGGACCGCAGCGCCGACACCAAAGAGCGCGCTTGCCAGGCGCCCAAGCACAGCGATCGCCCGAACGCCCGCGACGCCCGCCAGTATCTCGCCAAACAAATTCATGCCTTGACGATGATCTGCGTAGAAATCTGAAAACGTCGTCAGAAGCTTACTGAAGGCCGGCTCAAGGTTGGTAAGAACACCGATTGCGAGACCCTTTGCCGCCAGTTCCGCTTTGGTCTCGGCGATTGTAAACCGCCGCGCGGCAGCAGCGCTTTCGTTAGTCCAAAGGCCATATTTCTTGGCTTCAGCCGTCAACTCGGCATAGCTACGCGCGCCGCCGCGCGAAAGCTTGATGAAATCCTCGGCTGAGCCGCCAAAGAACGCTTGAGCCACCCGGTATTGCAGCGTTGGGTCAGCGATCTTGTTTATCGCGTCGAGCGCCTGGGGCAAAACCTCTTGCACGTTCTTTGCCGTCAATCCAACGCCGCGAAATTGTATGCCGAATTGGTTCAGGTATTGCAGCGCTTGCGGATTGCCGCCCCCGATCGCGTCGGTGAGCGTGTCGCGAAACGCGGTGATGCCGGCCGCCGCAGAGTCCGCCGAACCTCCCGCAAGTTGCATCGCGCCCTTGAGCGCGTCTAGCTGCTCGATTGCAACTCCCGCACGACGCGCGGAAAAACCGACTTGGGTGCCGAATTGACCAAATTTCTGCATCGCGCCAGCCAGACCGGAAATCGTGGCTGTGCTGGCGATCGCGCTCAGCGGCGGAACTACGCGCGAGATGTTCTCAAACGCAGAGTAAGCGCTCTGAGATAGTGCATCGAACGATTTGGCCTGCTCTTTCGAAGCAGCGGACTGCCTGCGTTGCGCTTCCTCGGTCGCTTTCCGTTCGCGCTCGCTCATCGGAACAAGCCGATTCATCCGAGCGTTGACCGCATCGATCACTTTCGATGCTTTATCAACCCCTGTAATAGTCAGCGAAATGTTTGAGCCGGACATTATCTCTGCTGCGCTTTGACCATTTTATTCATGGCCTCAACCCACCAACGTATTTCGGTTCCGGTCAACGACCAACCCGACCCGCCGCCTTTTGCTGGCCAGCCAAAAAACTTCGTCAAAATCGGTATCAGTTCGACGTAGTTTCCCGGCCAGCCGTGATAAAACCCTGCAAAAAATGCGACGCTTCGTTTAGTTTTGAAATCGGCAATTTTTCAATGATGGAGCGCGGCGCGCCACTCGCGAGAGACACAATAGAAATCTGGTATTCGCGAATTGAGTGAGGGTTACGACCGCGCGAAAGCGTGCTTTCGGCCCGCTTTACTTCGCCCGATGTCGGTTCGCGCAATTCGAGCAGCGTAAATTCCGCCGATTGCGTCACAATTGGCGGGTCAAGCGGTATTTCAAGAATTTCCAATCCCGAGTCGCGTTTTACTTCAAGGCCCGCCTCTTGAAAACGATAGAGAAATTCAGAAGCTTTCACCAAGACGGAAATTGGCAACTCGGAAATAGAGTCAAGCGCGATGCCGGTTACCAAAGAGACCAAAGCTTGTTGCGTTTCTCGGAACGCATCAGGCGTCACTTTGTCACGCAGAGGAACCTCGGATTTCAAAATTTCGCCGGCTGTTGGTTCACGCAAAACCAACTCATGAACCTCGCCAAGTTTAGTCTTTATCGGCCGTGACAGGGGTATCGTGAGCGAGTGTGACATTATTGAAGCTGCTCTTGAACGTTCGCGCCCTCAAACCGCACCGAAAACGTTCCCTCTTTCGGGTCTACCTCGATGGCCTTGGTGCAAACCATGCCAAGGCCGCTCACGACCTTCCCGTTTGCCAAAGCGAGTTGCACCTCGCTGTTGGTGAGAAATTCGAAATTTCCAACGGTCAAAGAACCGCTGTCGCGCAAAGTGGCTTCGATAAAGCCCGCGATGTATTGCGTGACCGCATAGCCGTGCATTTGCCCGTCCATGCCCCATTTCGTCTCCTTTTCGGATTTCGAAACCCCGTATTTCGCGTCGGAAACAAGCATGTATTGCGTGCCATCGATGGTGATCGAGGCAAAACCGCCGACAAAATTGGGTCCGGGGCCGAGCCCATTCGTTGTGCCAGACATAAGAAACTCCTAGAGCGCGGCTTAGGTTTTGCTGAACTGGACAAGCACGCCAATGTCTCGAAGCTGGTTCGCCAAATCGCCAGGCCAGAACACTCCGACCACGCCAGGCGAAACGATTTGCACATTCACAGCTTGTGCAAACGCCGCACTATTCTGCACAAGGCCCTGAGTTTCCAAGTAATTGTATATGTTTATGACCGTCGTTTCGATCATTGCCGGCGTGACAATTGGCGTGCCGGGCGACGAAATCTTCGTGGCGTTCGACACCAAAATGTTTCGCGAATACTGCGCCTGAAGCTGATTTCGCATGTAAGTGCACACGAAATCGAGCGTGTACCGCGTCTCAACGTCAAGATAAGACGCATCAGGAACACCAGCCGCGTTGGTCTGATAGGTGGTGATCATGCGGCTTATGACGCACTCGCCGCCTTGGTTGACGGTGAATGTGCTGATTCCGTCATAAAGAAGCGTATTATCTTCGCCAAACGAAAATTGCGCGGCAACGGGCGGCGGCAGCGTGCCCAGCGTGATGTATTGCAGGGGCACAGCGGGGTTGGCACGCAGGCTAATTGCGCAGTTGGCGCAGATGTCGGCTGCCCACACCCAAGCCGGTTCTGGCGCGTCGTAGAACCCCATGATGGACATGGCAGGGTCATTACGTGTCGTGCCGAAAGTCCCAAGCGCGGCGTATGTCCCTCGATACGCGGCAAACGCGCCGCCATAGAGCATTTGCTGCCACGACCAGCGGCCCGACGTGTTGTTCATAAACGTCTGCCAAGTCGTCAGACTGGCGCTGTCGGTATATGGCCACGCGACAAAATTGTATTTCTTTGTCGAGAGGTTCGCCAGAGCGGTCGCGAGCGTGGTGGTCGGGTTGGTCGCGCCACCCGAAAGCTGGGTGCCAGTCCCAACCGACATACCCGTGAACGTAATCCCGGCAGGGACGAATTCGCCGTTCAGCGTGCCATAATATGCCACGCGCACGTCAATGTCGTTGCCGCACAAACCGGCGTTTTTCGCGGTAAATGTCACACCGCCGCTAACGGATGTCGTGGCTGACGCAGTTACCGGCAAATTGCTGTTGGCGTTTACAGCCGCGATAGCAGCGGCGGCAAGAGCCGTCGCCAGCATCCCGGTCGGCACAGAAATCGGGACCGACACACCCGCCACGTAAAGTGGAAATGTGCCGGCCGCCGTCGAAGTGCCCGAAAACACAATAGCCAGCGTTGCGGCCGTCGCCCCAGTCGCGTCGGCAAGGGGGAGATACCAAACCTCGCCGAACGAATCTTCCTGCACATACCGCGTCGCCATGAGCGCCAGCATCGAGCCGGGGCCGCCTTGCTTGACCGCATCTGCGGCGCCCGAGCAAATCAACGGCACGCCAGGCGTCGCCGCGCCAGCCGACGTAATCTGGCCAACTATCAGCGCGCGGTAATTTTGCTGCGTGTTTGCGCCACCCGGCTGAACGTCGATAAAAACGCCAGGATTGCGGTTTGTGGCAGCCGGGAAATTCGGAAATATAATCGAACCTGAGCCGCTCATCGGTTACGCCTCCGAGGTCAGTAATTTTGCGGGAGGTTCGACAACAATAACGTCTTTGTCGCGTATGCGGCGCCACCAAAACGAAATTTCGGGCACTTCCTCGCCTTCCGGCGAAATAAGCCTCTTCGTTTCAGGGTCTCGCACTTGCAAGCCCGGCGCTGGCTTTACGAACATGGCAGCCCTCAACTGAATATATTTTGGATTTCGAGCGTCTGACCAAGCGTGCCGAATGGCTCGATTGTGGTTGTTATGGTCGAAAGCTGAGTAATCAGCGGAGGGTTATACCACTGATACAATTCGCACCCGAACGTCATCGCAACTTCGCCGATGTGGCGCTTGCCCTCGGAATTGAACCCGGTGTTCGTTTCGACGTAGGTGAATTGCTGAAACGGCTGCGCGCTAACGATTGCCGGGTTGGCCAAAATGGCAAGCTCGATTTGCTCGCACAAAGTTTCGATCGCCGTTTCTGCGTCGTTGACATTCCCGGTCTCAATGCGGCCGACAACCACGAGATCAACTACTGTGTTGAATTCCGGTGCCTGCCGGCCGAGAGATTCTTTCCGCTCGTGTGGAACCTGAACCAAAATAATCGGAAAAAGAACCGCCGGGTCAGTCGGCCAGTCGCGCGCGGCGAACACGCGCGATCCCGCCAAAGTGTCCGCCGCGACAAGCTGCGCGACTACCAGACTGCGCCATTGAGACCGCAGAAGGGTCACGACGCCTCATTGAGCAGCAGCTTAGCCCATCCGTGACCGTCCGGCCGGACTTCCTTGACTAGATATGCCACCCCGTTGCTTAGAACCGTCACAGCGTCGCCCTGAGCCGGGGAAATGCCTGCCGGAAATGCCGACAGTTGCACTCCGAGAACCGGATGCGCTGTGGTGATATTGGTTGGCATTCCGATGCGTGTTCCGGTTTCGGATATTTCGAGATCGAGATATTCGACGTCAAACACGCCCGTTAGACCGGGTATCAACGCGCCGCCGGCTGGCGTGTAGGAAACCGCCTCGCCGAATTCTGCGAGGCACGGGCTTATGACCAGATCGTTCCAATCGACGGCCATTTAGCCACGCACTACGCCATCAGCGCCAATGGCCGGCCCTGTGCCGGCGCCGGGAACGCGCTTGCCATCCGGCCCGACGATGTGTCCGAGCTTTGCAAAACGCGCCGCCTCTTCTTTACTGACCATTGCCGTCTGACCCGGCATGAGGGTTTTGCTGTCGGACACCAAAGAACGGCCCGGCGCCACGGTCACGCGCTCACTGCGCTCGGGCTCTTTGAAATCCTTGTTTTTCGGATCAGCCAGGAATTTTTTGCGATTGACTTCGCCTGCGTCATAAAACACTAGTTCAGAACTCCTGCACAAACAGTCGCGCCAAGGCTAGCATTTGCGCGAGACGGAATGACCAAAGGCGCCGATTGCATCATGATCAACCGTTGCGCCGGGTCTTTCATCGTCCACGTTTTTGGCGCGAATGCCAAAGCCTGATAGTTGAATTCCGGGTCGATAATCTGGGCAAATGCGCGCGTGCCCATCAGATCAGGGCCAGTCATGATGACAGTCCCGTCTGGGATCATCATTTGCTCGGTGTTGGTGTCGTCTACATACCACTCGTTGTAGACCCAAAGCCGGTATTGCCCCCACACACCCTTGAACACGGCGCCTCGGGTGATCTCCGCGCCGGGGTTGATGTTATTGCCGCTGGTATTCAAATTCGGATAAAAAACCGCCCCTTTGACGCCCGTAGCATTGAGGAATTTGATATAGGGCGTCGTGGTGAACACAATATCTGTCGCGACCGCGCCGCTTTCTTTCAAGATAAGGTGTTGCCAGGTCTCAATCGACTGAGTCGGTATTGGGTCAGTTCCGTCCGGCATAAAATTCGCCGAATATCCCCAAACATTCGAGCCGGAAAGCGCCACAGTGAGAAGCGGGCTGCGGCCGAAATCTAGGGTCTGCGTGGCAAACCCTTCGCCAGCAATCGTTATGGTTCCAGACTGCAACGCCTGAGAAGCCATCCACTCCATGCGCCGCGTAAGCATCGCGATCATGTCGGCCAATTCCATTTCCAGGTTGGCCATTTCGCGTTCGCGCCCGGTCATGTCGCCACCGATGCGCTCGCCAATCATGCGGCGGACAGGCTTGCGCAAATCGGGGGCGCGCTTGTCCTTGATGTAAGGCGGCCGAAATACGTTGGTGTCCATGCGAAGCTGTTCGACGAGTTTGCCTTCTACCAGTGGAGAAACAAACGGAGACATGCGCCGTTTGCCGATTTGCACGTCGATAGACACGAATTCAGTGTCGGACGTGACAATATTCGGGAAAAATTTGTCGAGCAAAAACGATACGGGCAGCTTCAGGTTCGGAACAACCTGAATCAACTGATTTGTGTCGTAGATCAGATTGCCGGCCATTTGTAAGGCTCCATCGAGGGATGAGGCGCTTCACAGCGCTTCGAAAGCCGTTGCCTAAGCGGCGTTTTGGCGTGAACTGGTTAGTTCGGGTCGGCCGCAGTCACGGCGTTTTTCAGGTAAATCCCCTGAATGCGGAGGGCCGGGGCGGCGTTGGCAATCGTGATGCCGTCGCCAAAAGTCATGGCGTTGGTGTTGAACTCGCCTGCCAAATAAACCGGGCCGGTAACAGTGCCACCAGTCGCATCGACAAAATCGGCAAGGATAGCGGTCGGATTTTCGCTCCCGTCCGTGGCCAAAGCTGTGGCCATGACATACAGCCCACTGCCAGGCGTGGCGAGCAGATAGAACGTGTCGCCAGCAACGCACGCCGTGCCACCGGCCGTGATAGTGATGTTCAGTTCCGGGTTTTTGAACGCAGTCCCAAACGTGAGCACACCGATTTGCTCGCCAAGCGGATTGTAGACGGTGGCTGTGGTCGAAGCCGTGCAAACCGCTGTGTAGGTGCCAGAGATCAGTTTCGAGCCGGCCGTGACGCTGGTAACCGTGGCATTGCCAGTGTTATTGACGCCCCCTGACAACGTGGCGCCAGACAGTGTCATGGCGGCGCTATCAGACGTCGCCAGCGTCAAAGCGTTGCCGCTTGTGCCAGCGCTGGCTGCGGTTAGCGTCACCACAGTCCCGGCCGCCGAATACGTGAATTTCACTAGGTTCGTGTCGGTCGAGCCCGAGCATAGCGCCACGACTGCGCCAGCTACCTGCGCAGCCGTTGGCGCTGGCGTAGTGCCCGTTGCAGCCACGACAATCTGATTGCCGATAGGGTTCTGAGCGACAAACGAAATGACAGTTCCGTTCAGAGTCAGCGTGTCGCCAACCGTTGGCACCGCGGCGAACGTGACATTCCCAGACGCAAACGCGGTGCCGGCGCTGGTCGTGAAAGTGCCAAAACCGGATACACCCATCACGGTTCCGCGCTGATACTGCACGCCGCCACCGATTTGCACGGAGGCGGTAATGACTTTGGCGTCACCAGCAATAAGCTGATCAGGAATATAGGCATACGGCTGAATAAAAGGCCCAATCGGGTTATCGCCATACTGAGTAGGATTATAAGTCACGACTGAGTCCTTTCTTTACTAGATTTCGCCGCGACGTTTTTTCCCGGCCGCAATGACTTCGGCCGCAAAGCTCGAAGCGCTGGTCTTCGACGGTGCGTCAACGCCCAAATCGGGGTTTTTCTGAGTTGCCATCCGCTCAGACAGGCGGCCGCGAGACTGCGCCGGCTGGCCCGAAGAGCCGGCCGACATCGCCATCAGCAGTCCAATGGCGGCGGCACTTGGCATGTCAGTGTCAAACGCCAAATGACACGCGCCAACAAGGTTTTCGGCTGCGGCTGGGTGCGACATAATACGCGCGCAACGAGCGCGCTCTGATTTACGCGCCGCCCGTGACTTTTCGTCGTCGGCTTCGCAATTTTCCTCGTCATCGGCAGCTGCCTTTTTGGCTTTGGCCTTCTTGCCTTTTTTGGATTTCGAGTCGTCGTCTTTCTCTTCTTCTTCTTCGTCTTTTTCTTCTTCGTCTTCCTCGGACTTATCGTCGGCCTTGGCGCCCTTTTTGGCATAGCCGTCTTCGTCGTCTTCGTCGTCCATGTCCGCCTTTTTGGCTTTTTTTGACTTTTTCATGTCCGAATCGCCTTCGTCATCTTCGGATTCGGCCTTACGCATCTTGCTTTCGTCGTCTTCGTCCTTGAACTTTTCGCCGCTTTTCTTGGCAGAAACGCCGCGAACGAGATGCCCAAAACGAGACATTCCCAAGAAATTCATCACAACACCTCGTTTTGACTAAGAGATTGATTTTACAAGCTCAAGAAAAGCTTTATCCGGCGACATTACGCTGTCCGCCAGGCCGACAGAGACACCACTTTTGCCGAGGAAAGTTCCCGCCTCCGTATCGCGGACAGATTTTGCTTTGAGGCCGCGATTGCGAGCCACGGTGTCCACAAAAAGTTCACCCAAAACATCAATATCATTTTGCATTCTCTTGAGTGCTGGCGTGGTGAGTTTGGTTGTGGGGTATCCGTCAGATTTGCGCGCGCCATATTGGATGGTGGTGATTTTAACACCTTGCTGATCGAGCATTTCGGTGATGTCGGTGTGCAGGCAAATCACGCCTATGGACCCGACAACTCCTGTTCGCGGAACGATTACTCGGTCGGCCGCGCTGGCGATCGCGTATGCAGCGGAAGCTGCCATCTCGTCGCAGATCGCCCACATGGGTTTCTCGCCGCGCATGGCGTAGATATCGTCAGTGAGGTCGAAACACCCGTTGACCACGCCACCAGCGCTATCGACGTGGAGAACTATCGCTCGAATGTCGGGGTCTCCGATAGCTTCAGCCAAAGCTCGGCGAACCTCACCGTAGTATGTCGCACCTTCCCAACACCAGCCGTTGCCGTGCAAAAGCGCGCCTTTGATGCAAATCACGGCCACGCCAGCGATTGCGTCATATGGTTTTTCGCGACAAGGAGGCGTGCGGCTTTCCTCAAATAAAGCGAGAGGGTCGCCTTTCATGGCTTGCTCGATTATGCTGACCCATTCCGGCAAAAGCGCAAGCGGGGTGTTCAAGAATTGAAAAGCGTTTGAGATCACAACGGTTTCTCTGGCGCTTTTGATGGCTTCTCGTCCGTTGACTTGCCCTGCATCGCGTTGCCAACCCCCGACCAATCGAGCGGCGGTAAACCAAGGTCAGAAACGCGCTGGATTTCAAGTTTTCGTTGATCGAGATAGTCCTCCCAATCTTCGCCGACGTTCTCTGCTATTTCCGTTTCGAGCGTCGATAAACCAGACGCCATACCAAGGATTGCACCCTGTTTCTCTGCGACCGGGTCAATCCAACCGCGCCCTGGCCCGACAAATTTGCAAGCCGAATAAGCGCCACGGCATTCCATAAATTCAGGCGCGCCGGATGGAAGCGGGTAATCGTCCACGTCTAGCGACTCTTCGAGCCACGCCACACGAATAGGAGCGCAGAAGCCCCACGCGAAATCGTCGCGCCGCCGGGTCAGAGTTTTCCAACTTTCAAGCAAAGCGCCGCGAGCCGATGAGTAGTTCACGTCTGACCAATTGTTCGACACTTGCTGAGCCGAAAGCCCAAGGCCGGCAGCAACGTTTCTCAAAACCGCGTTTTCAAACTCAGCGAAATTCGACACCGGCCGCGCGGCGTTTATCGCTGTGATTTTTTCGCCCGGAAAGAAATGAGGTATCCGAACACCGCCGAGCATGAGGTTTCGCTCTCGGTGAAATTCAGCCCGCATTGATTGGTAGCCGTTGAACGCGTCATTTTCGGCCCATTGACTGTCTGCGCCCATCGCCTCTGCGACAAGCTGGGGATCAAACGGGCTTTCGACATACGCACCAAAAATCGCGTTCACGATGGCCGCGTCTAGTTCGGTGCCATCGTATTTCACCAGCATTTTCATCCGCTGCACAATCGGAGCAAACGCACCGACGCCACGATGCTGAGCAGCCCTGTCGTGGTCGAAATCGTGCACCACGCGGGGGCGGCCAAACGGGTCTTCGCGAAGCACGCGTTCCCATGTGAGCGATTCCGCCGCTGACCACCAGTCGCCCTGATGTGCTTTGCGAATGGTATAGGCATACGCGGCGCCATACTCGTCTATTTCAACGCCGCCGCGCATCGTTTGACTGTCGAATTGCAGTTGCGGGTTGGACAGCCTGTCCGGGTCGATCAATTGGACCGCAGTCGCATACCGAGCGCGACCAGCCCCCACACGGCCCGGTATCCACATCATGACAGCCAGAGCATCGCCATCCACCAACTTATGGCGAAATGCCGCGCGCGCGATCTGAGAGAAATTCATGCCGCGCGCCGCGTCGCAATAACGGCCTGGATCATGCGTCCACACGCGCCAGTTGGCGTCTACAGCGCGGCCGAATTCGTCAGCCCACACCGCGTCGAATCCTTTTAGCCCGGAATACGCACGCAGAGCGCGGTGATCCGGCTTGCTGATCGGCCGGAACGTCGCGCCGATGGCGTTATCTAGAATGCGGGTGACAGCGCCGCTGGCCCAACCGTCGTTGCGCACCACATCGCGAAACCGCGCAACCATGCGATCGCGCGCGGGGTTGAGTTCCGCGTCCGGCGACCACAGAGTTGGCCGCCAGTGAGACATGTGCTGGCCGTAGATGTCAGCGGCCTCAAACGGAGTGCTGTAGGCGCCCATGCCGCCAGCCATACTGCCACCGGTCCATGCACCCACGCCGCCGTCAGGCAGCCCACGCGTGCGCGGAGGAGGCGGCCGACGCATAGGGGCGCCGTCTGCGCCGAGAATGCGAAACTCCGACATTTAAAACAGCGGGCGGATCGGACGGCGCGCGCCGTGGTTGATGCCGAGCGCGCGCTGAAGCAGCATGATCCAGTTTTGCAATTGACCTGGCGAAGTCATGTTGCGCGTGACCGATTTCGTCCCGTCACCTTGTGTGTAGCTGAGATTTATCGGGTTTCCCCCAATCATATAATTTGCATATGCCTGCTGCGCCTGTTGCAACCAGAGCTGCAACGTCGCTACAGGCACACCCGATAGAACGGATTGGTTAACGTCGAAATACACGGCGTTCTCATGATTTTTTTGCCGTCGAAAGCGCTTTGGCCAGCGCGGCCTGAAACGCGTCGCCAAACTGCGAAAGCACAATGCTTCTCGCGCGCTTGACGAAATCCAGATGCTTGTTGACCGGAAGCGCGTTGCCGAAACGGATCAACAGCTTCACGTGGTTTTTCAGCTTCACGCCGTTGCGTTTTGCGCGGGCCAATGCGGCTTTCGTGGGTGGAACGCGTTGCCAGAAACCAGTCACCGGCCCGCCCGGCGTTTTTACGGTGCCAACAAAAACATTCGGCTTTGCTGCAAGCCGCTTCGGTGCGCCCTTCGTAAGCTGCCCATACTGATCGAGCGACACATTCACCGGATCGAGCAGCGCTTTGCCTGGCAGCACGTGCGCGCCGCCGGTCTCGAAGGGCTGAAGGTATTTCGCAACCTCGGGCCGAACATACACGGTAGCTACAGGCTTGCCCTTCGACGCTTTATTCACCAGCGCCGATTTGGCGGTAAACGGCCGAGGATGCGCAAACACCTCGGTCATCGCGGTTCGTTCGGCGCCTTGCGACGCAAACGCAACCGCGTTGATAGCTGTCGCGGTCGCGAACGGTATCTGCTTTTGCACAAGCGCCGTCAGTTCGGCGCTGGCCAGTTTTGTGTCTACCGATATCGATATTTCAGCCATTGCGGCGCTTTCAAAGCGCCGCTGAAAGAATCAGTCGGTCGCTAGTGACACATCAGCGCGCGGCATTTGCATACGGACGAGGCGGCCGAATATTGCGATCTCGGCGGCCGTCGTGATCCCGTCACACGCTATGCATGTCCCGACATGCCCGAACATCGCGCCGGTTTCAAATTTCACGCGAGAACCAA